GGCCCGGCTCACCGCCGTGCCCAGTGCCTGGTTGGGGGTGTTGGCCGCCCCCGGGATGAGCTCAGAGATGCCCACCCCGCCCCACATGGGCAGGGCCTCCGAGGCAAGCAGGTAGCCACCCGCCAGGGCATTGCGCACTGCCGGGTCGTTCAGGGCAGTGCCCTGGATGAAGCCATCGCTCTGGATGTTGAAGGAACCCCCGGCAAATGACGTCTGCACGGGGTTGATGGTGATGCTGTTGGTCATGGTGGCAGGGTCCTGTTGATGTTCCAGGTCAGTCTGGGGTCCCGGTCAGGGAACCTCAGTGCTGCTGGCGACGGGGGCCGATATGGGTGAGGTGGCGGGCCTGGCCCGAGAACTGTCGCATCCAGGTCGCCGGGGTGCCCACGAACGAGGTCGTTCGCCTGCCCGTGGGGTCCACAGTGACCACCGGCCGAAGCTGTCCATCAGGCACAGCCGCCGGGCTGTGGGACGCCACCTCCGCATCCGCGTACACCTGGTCCTCCACCACGGAGAACGCATCCGCGTCCGCGATGGTGCCCAGGTCCACCGACTTCCAGCGCGGGCTGTGGTCCTTGAGCCTTGAGACCAGTCTGCGACGGTAGGCCAGCAGGTCCTCACCGTCAAGTGGACGGGGGGCCCGTTCTCCCAGGGCACTGAGCACGTGGTCGGCCCGTGACTGGGCATCCGCCATGGCGGTGTAGTCCGCATCGGTGAGCTGCTTGGGCAGCATGCCGGCCACGGCATCGATCTTCTTGGCCACCTCGCTGACGCTGTCGGTCAGCTTCTGGCGCTCCTCGGCATCGGCCTTGGCCTTCTCCTCGGCCTTGGTCTTCTCCTCGGCCTCCTTCTCCTCGGCATCCTTGCGTGCCTTGTCGGCGGCCACCTGCTCGGCCGTCTTGCCCTTGGCCTCCTCCTCCTCAGCGTCCTTGCGCGCCTTGTCGGACTTCTTCTTGTCGTCCTCCTCCATGGCGTCCATGCGCTTGGAGAGGCTGTCCAGGCAGCTCAGCACCTTGTCCAGCTTCTCACCGGCATCCGCGTCCGCCTTGGCCTTGGCCTTCTCCTCGGCCTCCGCGTCCGCCTTCTTCTTGGCCTCGGCCGCTTCCAGGGCCTTCTTCTCTTCGTCCGTCATGTTGTCGTCTCCTCTGGTCTCTGATCTGACCCCAGTCGGTCCCTGGCCCTTGTCCCACACGCCGCGCTCGCAGATGGCCAGGTGATCGAGCAGGCTCGGCTTTCCTTCGATGAGCAGTGTTGACCCGTCCTCCAGTTCCATCTTGCTGTTGACCTTTGGGTCACGGAAGACAACAGCAGGCGAGGTTGATAGCTGGCTCTCCGTCATCATCTGGATGGCGGCGTCATCATAGACCTTGGCCACGCCCCACACCTCGTCACCCAAGATGTACGGCAGGAGGATGGAGCCCACCACACGGTCAGTGAACTCCTTGGAATCCAGTGTGCGACCCCGCGGGTGCTGCATGATCACCGGCAGCCCGTTGCACCGGGCCAGGAACTCCGGGGTCAGGTAGTTCTCCGGGCGCCTGTAGACATACTCGTCCAGGGCCCGCCGGTAGGCTGTGCCCGTCCCCGTTATGCGCAGGGCGAACAGGCTGACGTTCTCATATCTCTGGGGCGAGGTCAGCTCACCCGCGGCGATGGCCCGCGCCACCCCCAGCTCATCCATGGTCAGGCGGGCCAGGGCCACCCTGACACCCGGGTGGAGGGGCTCCGGGGGTGCATCGACGGAGGCCCATGCGTAGCCCGTGTGCTCGTCACTGAGGACCACGGGGAACTCCTCCGCCACCCTCTGAACAAACGTGACGTACTCGACAGGTTCCCCCGTGGCCGGCTGTGAGGTTGCGTCAGCACCAGAGGGGGGCGCCACGGTGCCGACCGCGCCGGCCACGGGAGAGACGCGCGTGGTCCAGGGCCTGCGTGGGCCGTCCGGGACCCCGGGTCCAGCCTCCTCACGGGCCTCGCGAACGGCGGCAGCCTCGGGGGTCTCGTCACCCTCCAGGCGGCCACCAGGGAAGCACCACTCACCCGCGTGGTCACCGCCCTCGCCCCAGCGCAGGAACAGAGCCTGGTCCGAGGCGGTGAGGAAGAGGATGCCAGCAGCCCTGATCAACTGATTGACTCCACGTGGGCCCGGTGTTGGGCTGTGGCCTGGTCCACCAGGGTGCCCAGACCAACCCGCTCGAACTCTGCCCAGACATCGCGCAGCCAGGCACGGACCTCGCCGCGCAGCCGCCGGGACGGGCTCTGGACGGCATACTGCATCAACGACAGGCCCTGCACGTCACTCTCCTCGGCCACGCGCTCCTCCAGGTGGGGGATGTCAATGGTGGTCGGCCCGAGTGCCTCCAGGACCTTCGACAGCGCAGGGTCAGAGGCCCACTGGAAGTAGCCAGTGTTGGTGGACACGTGGTTCTTCACCAGGAAGTGGGTGGACCCGCCCCCAATGGCCTCCCTGGCGTCTGGTACCTCTCCCAGGGACTGCTGGGTGGGCCCCAGGACGTGCAGCAGGGCGAGGTGCACCGCCCCAGAGCGAACGTCGTCCAGGATGCCCGACCGGTCCAGCATGCGAAGCGTGGACGACAGGATGCCGGCATGGATGTCGATCAGGGTCACCCCGTCCACAGCGTCAAAGGCGGCCATCTGGCCGTCAATCGTCTCCAGGCTCACGACCTCGGCCGAGGGCACAAACCGGCGCAGCCCCCCGCCTGGGTGCTCTGTGTCCAGGGCCCGGTGGGGCACGCCACGGGTGTCAAGGTAGCCCGCGATGGCCTGGGACACCGTGGTCTTGCCCACCCCGCCCTTGTCGGCCCCCACCATGATGATCAGCGGCGCGGTCATGACTGGTCTCCTGCCTGGTCCTGGCTGTCTGTCTGCAATCCTGAGTGCCCCACCGAAGTCACTCAACCGTGCCCCCGCCTCGTGCACAGGGCGTCGAAGCGCCGGGAGAGGGCCTCGGCCACGGTGACCGCGGCATCGAGGCGCGACGCCCGGTCCCCATCCGCAAACACAGCCGCCCAGCGCTTCTCCTCCCCCTGGAGGGCGTTCCTCACCTTCTTGACCGCCTCATCCCGGGTGGCCGCACTCACGTACTCCTCACGGTAGTTCTGGCCATACCGGATCGTGACCTTGAAGGTGTTATCCATGTCACTTCGGGTGAGGTCATCAATCTGCCTCTTGGCATCCTCCACCGACTTCGGATTGCTGATGGTGTGACCACCCTTCTCCACCCACACGTTTCCCCGTATGGGGTTTGTCTTTATCAGGTATCCCTTGTAGGCCACATCGTCATCTTGACGGTCTACCCCGGAGATGGTCCCCGCGTTCTTGGAGGCATAGAAGACCTCCTCGCCCTTCTTGGAGCCATACTCGCGCTCCATGTTGGACTTGATCTCCCCACCCTTGGCGGTCAGCGGCATGTATCCCTCCCCCCTCGGTCACGCGTGGATGGGCGGCCCGAAGGCGTGCCAGCCCAGGATCAGCAGCAGTACGAACAGCAGCAGGCTGCTGCCCAGCGGGCCATACTGGCCCCCAACGATGCCGCCCCAGTTCTGCCAGGCGCCAAAGACCAGCCACAGCAGCATGAGTATCCAGAACACCAGTCCAAGGGTCATTGAGGTTCTCTCAGGGTTGTCCCGGGTCCCCCGTGCCACGGACCCGGGCAGGTTCTCCCATGCAGTGTCGTCAGGCCGCCGGGGATGTCGTAGTCGTCGTGGCCGCCGGGGTGTTCTTCTGGATGTCCGCGATGATGCGGGACTTGTTCTGCGACACCGCGGCCTGGAGGGCCGTGATGGTGCTGACGATGGCCGGGTCCACCTGCGCGTTCGTGGCCGCGGCCTGCAGGTCCGTGATGATGACGTCCAGGTTGGTGAGCACGGTCTCGATGCCGCCAATCTGGGTGGTCTCGTCAGCCACATCGGCGGTGACGGCGTCGAGCATTGTCTTGATCTCGGCCTGTGTGGTCATGATGGTCTCCATCTGCTTGCTGAGGCCCCTCATCATACATGCTAGCTCAACCGCCCAGGCGGGGGCCTCATCCCAGGGGTTGCTTCGGTTGTGGTGGTGGAATCCCAGCACCTCAAACATGTCAAACATGTCCACCTCCTTCGGGGGCAGGTTCCTTGGACTGTGCCAGCTGGTCCTCGGCCCGAACCTGGGCCATGCGGGCCTCCTTGACCTTGCCCTGGCTCTCCTGGCGGCCCTCCTCGGTGCCCACCAGGCGCGAGGCCCTGGCGGTGGCCGCCACCAGCTGCTCCCGCATGCTATTGGTGTTCACCTCCAAGCTCCGGATGTCCGTCTGGGCCATGGCCATCGTGGCCTGGGTCTGGACCACCGTGGCCTGCATCACCTTCTGTTCCCGTCGGGTCAGCCAGGTCAGGGCAGCCGTGCCCAGGTTGGCCAGGGCCACGAGAGTGATCAGCACGGTGTTTATGTTGACGTCCATGAACATGGTCAAGCGGTCCCCAGCCTGGCGCGGACCTCGGCCAGCTCACGGCGGCCCCTCTCGGTCACCATGTCATCCGGCAGGTCACGCAGGTTATACAGGTACTGGTACTGGCAGCGGCAGAAGACCTCCTCGGCCGGCTGCGTCACCTGGTCGGTGTACCCAACCTTGCCCGACTTGACCAGGCCACGCTGGTGCGCCCAGCTTCCCCGGATCAGGTACACCTGATCATCACGGTCCTTGTGGTCCTCGCGGTAGTCGTACCCGGCCTGGCGCCAGTGGCTGTGCCAGATCGCAGCTATGGCCCCACCGTCGTGGGCCAGCACCGCCGACACCGCCGACGACAGCTTGTGTCCCTGGTCCACGAGCACCCGGCGCTCGATGAAGGGGAGCTGGGCCAGGCTCTTCCTGATTTCCTGCTTCTCCCTGACCCGGTCTGTCTGTGTTGAGCCCCCGGCAGGGATGGAGGTGGACCATCCCTGGAAGCGCTGCAGGGTCTTCTCGATTGCCTGCGCCCGGTTGAGCTTGATCAGGTTGGCCGAGGCCAGTATGCGCCGGTCCAACTCGGCCCGCAGGGCAGGTCGAACCTTCTCCAGAGTGAAGCGGGCCACCCCGGGGTGGAGGCGCTGCAGCCCGCCGCGCTCCACCAGGCGGGTGTAGACCGCGCGCAGCGCAGAACGCAGCTGCTCATCGAGGTCGTGGAGCGGAGTCAGCTGTGCCTCGGCCGCGCGCCTGATCTCCGCCACCCAGTAGTCCACGCGCTGCTGACTGTCGAAGCCGTGCTCCGACATGTCCGCCACAGCGGCGGTGAGGACCTCGAAGAGGGTGCGGGGACCAGCCATCAGGCCTTCTTCTCCGGGGGCAGCTTAACGCCGGGTGACCGCCTCTCCTTCTGGACGGTCACCAGCTCCGGGTCATCCACATTGCGGCCCGCGTCCCCCCGCCTCACCCCCAGGGCATCCATGCGCCGGGTGATGCTGTCCGCCATGATGACGCAGGCATCAATCTTCTTGGGGTCAAGGGCCAAGGTCAATCCTCCTGTGGACTGCGGCCACCCTTCGGGGCCTCAATCAACTTCATGGTCTTGAGCTTCTCCATGGCCTCGGTGTGGGCAGCCTGGCCCGCGGCCATCTCCTTCTGGAAGCGCAGCTGGCGCTCCTCCCTGGCCCCGCGGGCTGCCTGGCGAGAGACGTACCAGAGGGACGCGGCCCCCAGTACCACCATCACCAACACGACGAACTGCCAGCTCACGCTGGCAATCAGGGCTATGGTGCTGCCCACTGTGGTGCTCATCTCACTGCCTCCAGCTGACGTCGGCGCAGCCGGGGGGCCAGCCGCGCGATCAGCGCATCGGTGTCTGCCTGGGAGAACGGCCGGGGCTCGCCAGGGGCCTGGAGCGGCTCGGGCGGCACGTAGTCACGCAGCGCGTCAAAGTCTAGCTGCATCGGGTTGCTGAACAGCATCTTGTTCTCGTTGAAGTTGTCCTGTGCCCAGGCAATCACGGCCGCCTTGTTGGCCGGGTCCAGCTCGGGCAGCAGCACCTCCACCATGGCTATGATCGCCTTGAGCTTGGTGTCCTCCACCTTGATCTTCTCGCTGTCTGGCTCGGTCAGCAGCGAGGGCCAGGTGGCCTGGAACGAGTTGGTCCAGTCGTAGAACGCCTGGGTGTAGCCCACCTGGCCGTACATCTCGGGGAAGCGCGCCTGGATGGTGCGGTAGAACTCCGGGGTCCAGGCCCGGTGCTGGGTGATGCGGTCGCAGAACTGGTACATGGGGAGCATGCTCACCCGCTCGCGGTCTATGTAGCGCGCGACGGCCTTGGCGTCCTCCGTTCCCTCTCCAAAGCCCTCCGCGAAGGTCTCGGAGTTGAGCAGCTTGGCCGGCATGTCTGCGCTGACGGCGATGTTCTCCAGGATGTTCTTTCGGGCCATGGAGGCGGCCCCATCGAGGTTCTGGAGGTTGAGGCTCTCGATCTTCTCCTCGGGGGCCGAGATGGAGATGACGTTGTCAGTCTGGGCCTCCTTGACCAGCTGGCGCTTCATGCCAGCCATCATCGCCATGATGTTGTCCACGATGGACCCGGCCGGCTTGAGCATGGCGATCAGGACGCCGGCCTTGCGCGACACCATGTCGTCCGTGCGCATGGTCTGGACGAACGACTTGAGTGGGAACAGGGCCCGCTGGTACACGGACCTGCCCACGTAGCCAAAGGCACTGTTGGTGTATCCGATGTAGATCGGCCGCTCGTTGAGCCTCACCACGCACCGCGAGCGGTGGTACACCTGCCCGTTCACCGAGATGCCCTGGGTCTTCTGGAAGTCCAGGGAGTTGGGGTCCTGGTTGAGCACCAGGCTGCCGGCCGTGTTGAGCGGGTCCAGCACGTTGAACGCAATCTTCAGCTTGGACAGCTGGCGGTAGTCAATGGGGCGGTTGGGGGGCACACCCTCGGCCAGCAGGGCCAGGGACGACACCCCGTATATGCGGGCCGTCTTGGCCGTGTTGTGGATGTGCTCGTCCATCCCGTCCGCCTGCCACTGGGCGAGGAAGGCATCACGCACCTCCTCCTCAGGGCTGTCCGGGATGGCAATCTCACGCTGCTGGCTCTGGGCCATGGAGATGGGGGATTCCGCCATCTTGGCCCCGAGGGGGTGGTACAGATAGATGGTCTTGCAGAGCTGGTAGCTGGGGTCACTCCCCGGCTCAATGTCGTCCGCCAGCAACATCTGGCTGAGCGCCGTGCCTAGGGCCGAGCCCTGTATGGTCAGCTGGGCCATCAGAAGCCCCCCGCATCGCCAAGCGCGATGGCCACACCATAGGTGTAGGTGTCCAGCAGGTCATCCTCGGCCGGCTCCTTCTGGCCGATCCTGAAGCCCAGGACCTGACCGAGGAGGTGGTTGCGCGTGACGGTCTTGTAGGTGGTCACCTTGTCGTTCGCCTGGGTGCTGATCTTCACGCTGCCACGGTAGTGGTAGCCACTGACGGAGATGGCCCGCTCAGACTTGCCCATGGCCGTGAGCCGCGAGTCAATCTGGTGGGCGTTGAGCTTGCGCCGGGTCGCCTGCTGCAGCAGGATCGTGCCGGACGACTTGTCCTCAATCCAGGCCCCGAGGCTGCCCATTCTGGCGCCACACGCCTTGGCGAGGTGCTCCAGCTGCTGGAACACGGTTGGCAGCCACGTCTCCAGCAGGTCCCCCTCAATCTGGATGATGTCCCAGTCCAGCACCACAAGGGGGTGGGGGCTGCGCTTGTTGAGCGACCAGTATGTGACCGCGGTGCCGTCGTTCTCCCGGCCAGTCTTGGTTGCCGTGTCAATGGTGGCGAACACCGCGTCACAGAGCGTAGGAAGCTCCACCGGGGCCCCGTTGACCAGCAGCTTGTCGAGGGCGAAGAAGGCCACCCCGCTCCAGTCAACGAACTCCGCCAGGTACTCCTGGGCGTAGACGAGTGGGTGGTTGTCAAGCTCCAGCCTCTCCAGCTCATCTGCCGGCAGGTACGGGTTGTTGTGAGTCGGGGCATGGAAGACCTTGAATCCGTGCTCAGGCTGGTTGCAGATGCGCCAGAAGAAGTTCTGTGGGTCGATGCCGTTGGTGTTGGAGAGCACGATGGCCCGCCCGCGGTAGTCCAGTAGGGTGGGCTTGATGGACTTGTTCCAGATGTCCATCATGTTGGGCTTGGTGAATGCCCCTTCGTCGATGATTACCTTGTGGTACTTGCGCGAGCGGCCCGCCCGCTCGTTCTCCAGCGTCCAGAAGTCGATGCGTCCGCCCGTGGTCGTGCGCATCACCCCCGCGGTCTGGGAGGAGGTGCGCAGAACAGGCTCCAACATCTCCTTGACCTCGGTGTATGCCTCCGAGCTGATCTTGTAGTCTGGCGCGAACCACCCTATGCTCTCCCGCTTGACTGCGCCATCCACCGCGATGGTCTTGCCCAGGTCCGTCTTGCCCCAGCGCCGGCCACACTGGACTGCCAGGTACCGCTCCCAGGACAGGTACGCCCTGACCTGGTCCGGGTGGAGCGTGGGGAGGTGGACCTCAATGGGCACCCAGACCTGCTCAGTTCACGTTCCGCCGCTCGATGGGGGTGCAGCTTGGCTGCGTGCCCTGGGGCAGACCACCCCTGATGAGCACATCCTTGCCGTCGCCGTCCTCGGCCTCGCGACGGTCGCGCCACACATCGGGCATGCGGTTCTTGAGCCAGAAGATGCAGGCCGTGGTGTCGGGGGGGACGTGCTCGGTGACGGCCACCCGGGTGACCTCTCCGTCGCTGCAGAACACCTTCTCACTCTCGTAGGTATAGCCACACGCCTTGGCGTAGAGTGAGCGCTCAACCCGGTCGTTTGAGTGGTCCTTGCCCAACCTTAGGGCTGCAGTGAATTCTGGGTGCTTGAGCTTCCACTGACGCAGGGTCTCGGTGTTGGTCTCGAAGAACTGAGCCAGCTCGATGTCCGTGGCCCCCAGCTCACAAAGCTTGACCGCCTGACGGGCGTACTCTGGGCGGTAGTTCGAGGGGCGACCCACAGGGGCGAACACGCTGTTCTCAGGCACCGTGTGGGGCTCTGGGGCCCGTCGAGGCTTGGGCTTCTTGGTCTCGGGCTTCTTGGCGGGCTTGGCCATGTCATCTCCAGGCAGGCTACCGCCGATGCCCCTGGTCAGTCCAGATGGGCCTCGGCCAAATCTACACGGCACGTCAGGGCCTGCGCCAGACTAGGCAGCAGCCACCTGCGACTCAAGCAGCACAACAGGGACCCTGCGCCCCATCATGCCAAACAGAACACGCACCCGGTCACCCCCCACCATGCCGTCATACAGCCCCATCTGGCCCTCCATCAGACCACGCATGGAGATGACCGGCTGGCCGTCACTGAAGCGGGGGAGCACAACGAGGCCCCGGGAGGTCTCCCTGAGGCGAAGCTTGTGGACATCGAGGTCGGACACGTGACCAAACCTGTCCCCATCCATGAGCACGCTGGACACCCCCCGCGTCCCCATGAGGGACCGCAGGGACTCACCGGTGTCGCGGACAAACTCATATCGGGGGAAGAGGGGCCTGACGCTCTCAACACGCCGGCCGCGCCTCACAACCAACTCACTGATGCGGGGGAGGTAGGCGTCAAACCCCTGGGCAACCAGGTTGTCATAGGCGGTCTGCTCCTGCCCATGCCTCGTCTGGACTACCACCCAGGTCATTCCGTCCCCTCGCAGCTTCAGCAAGCCTCCCCCATATCCCGTCCCCTCGCCCAAGTAAAGCCCCGCCCCTGACCAGTTGGCACCCAGCGTAGTCAATCAATATTGGATTATTGGAATTATTGGAACCTTCGCGCGCTAGCGCGAGGCAGTCACTGTCGCGACGCGCGAGGGCAATAATCCAATAATCCAATAACACCCCCGCTTCGTCAACCACTTAGGAGCAAACGGCCCCCGTAACGTTCAAGTAGTTCCAATAACACCCCCGCTGTATTCGCACAACTTCTTCCACCTGACCGACACCTCAGTTCCCCCCGAAAGGCACCCATTCCGTGACAAGACTCCTATGCTACCTCCGTCCGGGGACCGACTGCACGTCACCGTGCCACAATACTCCATGTACCTCACACACTTACCGCAATAACCGGCGTACGGTGTTGATCCGGCAGCAGTATCTGCCCGAGTTCCCCGTCTTCGGCACTCAACTATTGGAAGTTGCTCCCGCCATCCGGCCTCACGTGCCCCTAGGGAGGTACTCCGGGGGGCCTAAAATATTTCTTGCCGCCCCCCGGAATCGGCGGTAGGTTTGCTACCGGTAGGCACAGGAGGACATCTGGCAATGCTCATTCGGTACGCCCAGGCTGTGGGCAGCCTGGAGGATGGGGTCATGGAACTGCTGGCACAGAGGTTTGGTCTCAGTGACGGGGAGCCCCTCTTCGAGGGCCTACAGGCCAGGGGGGTCTTCCAGGCTGACCTGGTCATGGTGCTGCTCTCGGCGGGCACGCCGGCTGCGCGCAGCGCAGCCGAGGTCCTCGTGGGGAGGCCAGTGACGGTGGGGAGGCCGGCACTGAGCGGTCCCAGCGTCCTGGAGGAGCTGGAGGGCCTTGCGGCACCCCCGGGACCAGATGACCGCGTCATCGTGGCCGTC